AAGCCATGAGCATAGCTAGCTAGAGTTTCAGCAAACTTATCGACTGTATCAGGATTATTTAACTTGCTGCCCCATGACGGTAGGTTAATTGTCGAGCTAATAGACATATCGACATAGTGTTGAATATCGAACTGAAACTTCATTCGTCGGTCATAATCAGTAGCAAGATCAATCGCACTTTCAATAGTGCTTGGGTCAACACCATATAAGTCAATCAGTTCCTGAGCCGCGCTGTCTACGACATACTGATAATGCCATCGTGCCCCCTTGAGATATCGCCTCTTGTAGGCAACGGCAAAGATTGGCTCTATGCCTGTCGATGTACCAGCAAGTATTCCAATTGATCCAGTAGGTGCAACAGCGCGATTGGCAACAGGACGCGAGATCGACAGCATATCTGCATAAAGTTGTGAGGTCCTATCACTCACACCTCGGTAAACATTAAGCCACCTATGTAACTCTGGGGTTACCTCATAGCGTTCCCCACGCTTTACCAACCACTCATGCAGACCCATTAAGCCTAGGCCAAGGCGGCGATTCTTTGTACGCACTCCCTCTACCTTGGGATACGGAAGATGAGCCTTTAGTGTGCCACAGAGTAGAAACTTTGTTGCTAATTCAACCAGAGAAGATAGCTCCTCCAGTGAATCAATGCGTCCAAAGTTTAAACTACCAAGATTACACACGTCTGAATCATCTGCACTGGTTACCTCAGTACAGGCATTGCGTAATGTTTCCTGCTCTTGGTCCCAGAAGTTAAATGAAAAGCCAGGTTCTCCACCTTTTAGAGCTTGGGCGACATTCATACGGAATACATCACCAACATCTTCATTTTGCCAATAACTATGTAACCAGTCCGTATCATAGTTAACGCTGATGTTCGTATAATCTAATGGACAAGGAAAATTAAAGTCAGCTTGTTTTAAGTCGCCCATCGTTTTTGTGGTGCCAGCCACCTTAATAGAATCCCAGTCCTTTATCTTTAGGAATTCGTTGATATCACTATGTTGCCAATTCAAAGACGCATAGATAGCGGAGCGCCTTGAGCCACCCTGCATTACCCTGCGTCCTATCTCGTTGATCTTCTGCATCGCAGGTATTGGGCCAGAAGCAACGCCGCCTGTTGATGCAAGGGTACTGCCTGACCCACGATAGATACTATAATCCACCCCAATGCCGCCCCCAGTCATCAGACAACTTTCTGCCTTCCAAGAGAGATCAGCCCAGTCTCCTCGCGTATCTTCTTCTGCTTTCAATAAGTAACAGTTGTTAAAGAACTTCTTGTCTCGCCCAGCGTAATAAAGGTAACGCCCACCTGGCAGGAACTTTAAGTTCTCTATCGCTTGCGTTAGCTCCTCTTGCTCACTTGAGGATAGAAAATTAGCGCACACATCTGAGACAAGAGTCTTCGCAAGGTCAGCCCACGTCTCTGAACCACTATGGGAATACTTATGATCAAAGATGTCCTCACTGAATTGAGATCGAAACATTGGATTTCTGTTGCTGCGCCATGCTGCCACTAGTCAGTACCTCCTATCTTAATGTTTTCGTAATCGTATTCGTCTTCCTCTGTCGTTTCGATGAGCCTTTCGAGGTAGAACTGCGCCTTCTTGAGGTCTTCCGCGCCGCCCTTTTTGCGCCACCTGACGATGTACTTGATGATGTTGCCTTCAAGGAAGTTGAGGTTTCGTCGAGTGATGAAGTCAATGGGTTCTTCCCCTCCGTCGAGGTTGACGTAGTGACTGGGTCGATTGATAGGGTTAAAGATTTCTTCTGGGGATGCCAAAGGGTGATCTCCTTCTTGTCTGAATGATAATCCTCAGCACGTAGAATACGGCTAAGTCGGGCTTGGGTGATTGCGTCTTGCTCTGTAAGGCCAGCTTCAAGATAGGCTTCAAGGACACTGGCCCAGAGATCTGGGAGTTCTGGACCTGTCCTTGCTAGAATCTTTTCGGCTTTCTTTGGGCCAACACCAGGAATTCCTTTGTAGTTATCAACTCGATCTCCAATCAATGTCTGGTGCATCCAAGTGTAATTCGCTTGTGCCAGACGGATGCGGCGAGGTCGATTGTCTTTGTCAGGGTTAAATACAAAAGCTGGAACTGTCTGCATATCCTTATCGATACTTACGATAATTGCTGACTTGACGTATTCACTCGTCGCAAAGATTGACATCAGGTCATCAGCCTCTAGGCGGTGAACAGCATAGGATTCATAAGCTAGCTTCAGATATTCAATTGTTTCTCCGAGTAGCTCTGGGGGTTCTCCCTTGCGGTTACCCTTGTAGTCGGGAAAGATTTCCTTTCGGAAATTATCAGACCCACCGAAACACAAGATAGACTTGTTACAGTCTGCTCGTTGCGTCCAGTCTCCAATGATAAATTGAGCACTCGCAAGTGCTTGTTGCTTGGAGATTGTTGGGCCTTCATTACCATCTTGCCAATCAATGTTTTCTTGGGAGACAGCAGCAGCCCTGTAGGCCACGATATCTGCGTCGATCAATGCTGTGGTCAATGTGTTTCACTCCAATTGTTTCCGATTTGAAAGCTGCCATCCATCTGACAGCGAAGGCTAAGGGTTCTCTGAGTCGATCGAATAGCATCTACCATCAGTTCTGCTACTTCATGGGCATAGTTAGGGTGGGCTTCGAGTTGAACCTCATCATGAACATTCGCACAGTATTTGAAGTGCTGCTTAGGTGCATTCATATCAAACGTGATCAGCGCTTGCTTCATGATTACAGCACCAGCAGCCTGGATTAACGTATTGAGTGCAGAATGCGGCGATGGACAAACGAGATGTCGCTTGTCTAATCCAGTGAGATACTTTCGCTTGGCAGCAGCTTGACGAACTCGCTGGGACAATTCGTTTAAACCAGTAATTCCATCATTAAGTTTCTGCCGAGTCGCCTTGCCGACTTTGGTTTTCGATTGCTTGAAGGGCTTATCATCGTGAACGATTTGGCCTAGCTTGGTGTCTCCGCAACCGTACATGAACGCATAAAACATTCTCTTGGCTGAATTGCGAGACTCAAGGTCACATATCGTTTGATTATAGGAATGAAAATCACCATTCACTACACGGTCAGCAAATTCACCCTCATCAAACCTTGCTAGATAGTGGCCTAATAGTCGAGCTTCTAAACCATCAGCGTCAATGCCTACGAGTTGCCACCCTTCACGAGGAATAAATAACTTCCGCATTCGTGGGTCACCATCTGCTTGTGCTACGTTGGGATTTCGATGGGTCATCCGTCCTGTTCGTGCGCCTAGGGTGTTGACTTCTCCATGAATACGACCATCCCTCACAAGCTTTAACCAAGACTTATCACTGGTGGCTAGCATTCCAAGCATCTTCTCAGTCCGAAGATAGCGATGGAGAGCTTTAGCCTCTGGATACTTTAAGCCAGCCAGTGTGGTCTCACTGATTTCGGGTTGTCCTGACGGAGTAAACCGCTTGGGCTTCCAGTCATACTTGCGGATTAAACGCTCTGCTATCTGTTGACGACTGCCTGGATTAAAAGTTTGGCGTTCAACCTTAGTAAGCGCACAGTCCTTAGTATACCCCATGCGGCGGTTATCAGCCTTGGGAGTCATCTCCTTTTTCTTTACATATATCGGAGGAAATATATTCTTGAGCGCTTCTTCATTGTCCTTACGCTTGGCAAAAAGATCTGCCGCTAGCTCTTCTGCCTTCTCTATATCAAAGGCAAAACCATTGCGTTCCTGCTCTGCTATTATTCGGGCAACTTGATGCTCAATATGTAAGGCTGTACTAGGTGCAATAGGGTGCAGTTTCTCGTAGACCTTGGCTGTTAATTGAACATCACGAATACAATACTCAATCAGTTCATCTGATAGGTGGTCAAAAGGTGCTTCACCCTTGGGAAAACCTAATGTTTCTCCCCATGATCGTAGGGAATGACCGCCCTCACGTTGTGAGTCTACAAGCCTTGAAGCAATCAGAGTGTCGTAGATCTTGTTGATATCGAAATGATGACCAAACTTCGCTAAGGCAGGGTGATCAAAACCAATACCGTTATGAAACACAACACGATCAGCTTCATTAAGACGCGAAACACCTTCACTTAGACCACTCGAATGATAGCTGTCGGTTTGCCCTGTATCCATGTCGAGGATTACGAGACACCATATCTGAGTCATATCGGGTAGGAGGTTGTTCGTCTCTATATCGGCTACTAATGTTTTCATTCAATATTTCCTTGTCTAAATACCTGTGTACACGCTGACTAAACTTAAGGGCGGCTTCTGCTAGGATGTCTGGATCAGTTACTGCACCCATGAGGCTATTCGCCAGAGAACTGACGACTCTGACATTTCCCTTGATATAACCAAGAGCAGGGTCAATGCGATCTAGTGTCGGGCTGTTGAATCGTGGTCCTTTATGACCAGAGTTGTGGTGACTGATAAGAACGATATCTGTAAGAGGACACTTTTCTGGTATTACGATGTCGTCGAAACTGAGGTCGAAGGCAAGATTGTTTTTCTTCGCCCTTCCTTTGGCATTCCGTATGATTCTAAGCTTTGTCCTCCTACCACTGGGGTAAGAGGAAGCATTCATTCAGATTTAAAACTCCTCATCGTCAAAATTATAATCAACTTCAACTAAACGTCCTTGCTCTGGGTCATAGCGAAGAGCACACCCTGCTCCTGTTTCTCCTGAGAAACGGTTCTTTAGGATGCGAACTACAGTTGTATTTCGTTCTTCTGAATCATCTGATTGACTGTTCCGACCAAGTGCCAGAACCATGTCTGATAGCTGGGCAATTGAATGGCTGGAGCGTAAGTCTGTGAGGCTGGGCATCAGCCCTTCTTCATGGCTCCTACCACCTGATGGCCTTCGGAGATGCGATACAATCAGAAGACCGCACTTGGTTTCTTCAGCGAAACTCCTCAGCATCGTCATTGTCTTATCAAGGGTACGCCTCTCGTCACCTTCAAGATCAAACCCACTGACGACGATTGAGAGGTGGTCAAGAATAAGCCACTCGCAGCCACACGCCTTAACCATGAACCGTAGCTTGGCTAATAGGTTATCACTATCGAGTGATCCCCAGTGGTCGTACAGCCACATTCGCTTGGTTCCCATTGTCGCATCAAAAGCTGCACGAAGTTCTTCTTGGGTTACCTGTTGATTGGGCAAATGTATCGGACGGTTAAGATGAATACCCATGAAGCGACGAGCAGAGCGTCCAATGTTTTCCTCAAGGGCAACAAAGCCTACCTGCTTCCCTTCGTTGATTGCTAGGTTATAAGCTATCTCTGAGACAAAGGCTGACTTACCTATGCCAGAACCTGCTGTAATGGTCACGAGTTCGCCCTGCCTGAGGCCATATGTCTTCTCGTTTAATCCAGTAAATGGATATAGAACACCCATAGTGATAGGCTTCATCACTTCGTCCCATGTCTCAGCACCATTAATAATACCGTCTGGGCGGTGACTCTTTGCTTGAAAGATAGAATTAACCAGAGACTTTGTTTCCCCAGAGACAATCATTTCATTTGCATCTTTTCGACTAAGGGATGCAACAGATGCCTTGCCAGGTGATAGTAAATCAGCGCACTTCTTTACCGCCTTCTGCCCTTCTTCATCCATATCAAACATGAATACAACCTGATCAAACGACTCAAGATATTCAATTGATTCAGTTACAGATCGGGCAGCACCAGCAGCCCCTGACTTAACGGATACGGAAGGCCAGTTTGGCATAGCCTCGTAGACGCTCATCGCATCTATCTCACCCTCGGTCACAACGATCCTCTTGCCGCCTTCCTTGAAGAGAAACTGCCCAAATAAACCTGCCGCTTTTAGATTGCCTGTGGAATAAAACTTCTTGTTGTTGCCTCGCACCTTCTGTGCGACGAGATTTCCTGACTGATCATAGTAAGGAGCAACCTGGACATGGCGACCATTATGCACACACTTCTGATAACTATACTTACGACACGTCTGTTCACTTATCTTACGCTTTTCAAGAGCTACATATTGTCCAGCTTGAATCATATCCTTTGGCTGCTCCTTGTTTGTCTGCTGGTTATTACCGAATGTCTTATCGCATCGAAAACAGTGGGAGTGACCATCTGAGTAAACTGCGAGAGCGTCACTCGATATGCCACAGGGACAGGGTTGATGTTCTAGGAAGTCACTACTGTTCTCCATTCGACCTCACTCCGTGGCTCTTCTCCGTCTTCCGCATATCGTTTTGTGATTGTGAGTTCGAGGATTTGATCGTCATCGCGCCATCCAAACGGTGCTCTTGTGATTGCATCGAGGACACTTTTGGCATGATTATCAACATCTCCACGGGGCCACGGCCTCTTAGTCGTCGCTGGTTTGTAACAAACCTGAGTAACTGAGACACTAAGCGGCTTCGATGTGAGTGGGAGCCTGAGTTTTTTAAGTGCTTCATCTGCTTCTCTTCTCCATTTGAGATAAGTCTTTGCGTAAAATACGCCCCACCTCCCGACACGAGGTCGGGAAGCAGGGACTGGAGCCACTGGGATGGTGCAACTAAAAGTCTTCTTCATCTTCCTCTTCACCATCCGCGACAAAACCTTCGATATCATCGAATACATTTCCAATTGTTGATCCTTCATTTCGCTTGTCTACTAGTTGCACAGCTTGAAGCCTTAATGAGACACCACTGGCAGAACCTGTGTCATAGTCATTTACGACAATTGCCATACGAATGAGGTCTCCTGACATCGGAGCGACTTCTTCTGGAAGTGGGGTACGGTGGGTATCAACAAGCTTAGGTTGGAACTTAGTCTTTGCTGTCACAGTCCAATGCCCAGCGTGACCTTCTGCCTTACTGGTATCACCATCACGCACAGGGCTAGGCGTATTATGTCCGTTCGCTGCCTTCTTATGGGCCGTATTAATCATGTTCACAAAGGTCTTTGCCTTTGAATCTTCCTTATCTAAAAGCAATGTGACCTTGAAGTGATTCTGGTTGAAGGCAGTATCGGGCTTTGCTAGCCAGGAATATGCGGCTGTTCCAATGGGAGATACGATTGTGTTTACTTGGTTCTTCATTCTGTTTCCTCTGTTGAATTAAAGCGATTGAATAATTCGGTTAGGTGATCAGGAGCTTCGGCTGTTGTAATATCGAATAGCCCACGCTGCCCTGCTTCGAGTAAACGACAGAGAAGGTCGTCAGGATCTAGTCCTAACGCCTCTGCCGTTCCACCTAGCACCATTGCGGCTGATGCTGCTTGAGCGAGAGCAATAGCCTCATTGGTTGGGTAATTTTCGTTTGTTACATCTGAAAGAACTTCGTGTAGGCGAAGCCCTATCTCAAAGACGAGAGGGGCTGCTTCACGAACTATTTCGTAGGGGAGACCTAAGGAGTTCGAGAGGATCTCCTGTAGGTCGATGACGTTTGAATTATCGTTTTGATTTTCCATTACGGAAGGGGGAGTTAATTGTTGCATACTTTATTGTTCCTATTTTACTGTACAATCAAGACGCACTTCGGGCTTTGTTGTGCAGTTTATTAAGAGAAAAAGTAGGGAGCGGATAAGACCTGCTTTATATCGAATGACCCATAGTCTGGTAGTTCTGGAAGGATGACACCTTGTCGTGCTTGTTGGTCATGAAATTCATGGAGCACTGGGCGATCATAGATACGCACATACTCTTCTCGAATGTGTGTGTTAAGACGATCAACCTCACAGGCATGAACGCCAATAGAATCATGGACGCAAGCCCAAGAAGTGATAGGGTTATTACCCCTTGTTGCCATAAGCACAGTGGCTTGAAGGTGAGCAGCATCAAAGGAATGAATGATGTTTGGCGATGAAGCCATCGTCTGCTTGCGATTATAGATCCCAAGGTCTTGCTCTTCATTCCACAACACAGCCTTGCCAAATAAAGTCTTAACTTCCTGCTTATTATGTCGCCAGTACGCTTGCCTCACAGTCATGCCCATTGGCGTTTGCCATGTTAAAGGAAGATCGGCATGGGCAAGAGCCTCTGCCACCCCCTTGAAATACTCCATGACCTCAAGTGGCTTCTTAATTGTTTCGCCCAGAGATTCCATAAGCTTATCCCTTAAGTAATTGGCATTGCGGATCTTACTGCCTTCAAGTTCATCGAGATGTCCATCACGAATAAACTGCTCACGCAAACCCTGAGGCGTAACTGAATATGGGATAGTCATAACCCCACGCTTAACAGTCTTTCGATTGACTGCACCATGACAGTTCTGAGCTTCCTCACTGGTCGATAAGTCTCGCTCAATCAGTTCATTGAGTGCCTTCGCTTGAATGCCGTAGATGTCGTAGCGGATATCTGAGTCTGTCATGTTCACAACCTGGGCAGCCACAGGGTCACGCGACCAGGCCGCTAGATGCTGGAGTCCACTTGCAGTTGCATCCAGATTAATCGGGATGTAGTTCAATGCCTTATCTCCCTGCTCTGCTAGATTACGATATTCATTGGCAGCAGCTAGGAACTGGAAGGGTTCATCAGCATCAGCCCAGAACCGTGCGCCATCCAGAGGATTTATTGCGCTATCGAGAATAGACACATGATTTTCATGTACCCAATCTACTCGTTGATCGAAGGTTAACTTGTCCTGCCCATACGAATTAGCAAGCCTTACCTTCAGCCAGTAGGCTCCTGTCTCACCGAAGGGCTTACCTTCAGCAAACATCAACAAGCCACGAGACACATCGTCATTGGTAAAGTTTAGATCCTGCGATTGCGGATACAACCTGCCTCGAAAGTCAGGGCAGTGCGGAATCCAGAAGGTTTCTTCGCGCAGTTCATGCGCTAGGTTTAGCTTTCGGGTGAGAGCTTCTCGCCTACCCCTTGTCGTTGCGTTCTTTGAGTGGATACGTTCTCGATCTGCCTTGATTGCCATGCGTTCCGCACGATTCATGTCCATCCATACATCTTGGGGTACATTTGGCGGTAATGATAACTGGTGGTCAGGCACAATGTTACCCAGAGTCTCGGAGTTATCGGAGAGTTCTTGGCAAACATCGAGGATAAACTCATTGATGCTTAAAGGGGTGCGTCCAAGCGTATCGCATACATCGAGTATTTCATCTGAGACAGGGCGACGAAGTGCCGCTGTATGCTCATGCAGGTTGTACTTAAGGAAAGGTTCTTGAATCATATAGTAACCACCGTGGTAGCTCATACGTTTCTCCTTACTGTTTAACTTAGGATGCTTGGCTTAGTGCTGTCGCTAGCTGACTGCTAAGGTCTGCCTCTTCTGACTCTGTAAGTTCTGCACCAGAACTCTTCGCCTTGCCCTCGCTGAATCGCCATTGTGCTGGTTCACACAGCATGGGCAGTAAGAAAGGACGGTTCAGTTCACATCGGCGGTGATCGTTTTCAATTGCATCACGCGCAATCTGGGTGAGCCTGACCGACTTCTCTGTGTGTAGCGTTGTTCCATAGCCACGCCTGACCATGCTTTGTTCAAACCATCCGTTACCATAACGGACGAGCAGATCCATACACTTCATTCCGATGTGAAGTCGAACAGTCTTGTCCCAGTCTAGTCGATCCAGATTTGTACTGAGCCGCATAAACTTTCGGGCTGCACGAGAATCAATTCGCTTACAACGGCGAGTCATTATCTTATAGAGATTAACTGCTCCTTCGTGCCGCTCATCTTCATATTGACGAGTCTTCCACAGATCAAACTCTCGCTGTTGCTTGATATTGTTGGCTGTCTGGAGTGAGCAAGCAGTCCAAGGTCGTGAGCTTGAGACCTCAGGCTGCAATCCAGCGAGAACTGATCGTAAAATTACAGCCGCCATCGGTTCGGGATGTAGACACAAGATGGGTAACCACCAGACTGCTGTCCTTCCTGCTGCACTAAAGCCCTGCTGCGCTTCGATTTGTGCGTCAATTATCCCAGCCACGAGTGGTCGCATACATTGATCGAGGAGCTTAGACCCGACATCTGAGTCGGCAAATGTGGATCGGCTGGTCTTCTCAAACTCAGAAATATCCTTGGCTAGCATATTGCGATAGCGTTCCACGCCTCGGCTTATGCCAGATGTTTCCCACTCAATATTTTTTCGGATTGCTGATTCGCGTTCTTCGTAGTTCCGTGGTGAAAACTTTGTAGTAAACTTGCTATTAACAAGCCCTTGATATAGTTGAATCATTTAACCGCTCCAGTGCTAACACACTGGAAGTAACTGATTTTACTTGATTATTTTGTAACCCTTTTAGTCTGAAAATCCGCGTGTCGGTGGTTCAATTCCGCCCCTGGGCACCACTTTCCAGAAAAATAGTTCAATTAAATCAATCACTTCCAGTTTTAGCTGTTAAGTAAATTAATAACTAGTGAATTGCTAGTTTGTAGTAATCTTGTAATTAGCTTTTACCTCATTTCCGATTCGTTTTCTAGCAAATAATGACAATCTCCTATGCGTTGTTGAAAAGATTAGCCGCATTTCGCCCTGCCTGAGAGGGGATTAAATGAGCATACTTCTGCGTCATGGTCGCAGACGAGTGACCAAGTAACTCCTGCACCTCTAGGAGTGGGGTGCCTCGTTGCACTAAAAAGCTTGCATAGCTGTCCCGAAGTGAATGCACAGTAAACCGTCCACTCTGTCGAATAATATCTGGGTCGTCATTTAGTCCAGCGCGATCTATCGCCATAGCGATATGACGGAAGTTGTTGATGGGAATCCCTCGCCTTGTCGGACTTGGAAAAATGTATGGTGATTCCCATGTTCGACCATCACGAGAAACATCTGTACGTCGATTTCGCATTCGCCGCCGGAGCATTTCATGAGCATCATTAGGTAGCTCTAATGTAATCCATTCATGCTTCTTTGACTTCCTAACCTTAGTGCGTCGGATAGTGATTGTTCCTTCATTATCCTTGAAATGTTCCCAGCGAAGAGACTTAATTTCTCCAGATCGTGCGCCTGTTCGCATAAGAAGAAGAGCCGCATCCTTATAGATCATACTACCATTACTAGGGCTCGGCCCTTGATAACTCGGATCGTCTTCTAGTGTTATTATATCGTCATACACCTGTTGGAGCACATCCATTGATGCCCAGCGCATCTTGGCAAATGGTTCCAAGCGCAGCTTCTTCCAGCGCATCGGCTCAACGTAACAATATTTTGTCTCTGCTAGCCATGCTAAGGCACCAGAAATGAAATAGAGTTCCTTATTCCACGTCGAGTTGGCGAAGCCAGCCTCAAGTCGGGCTGTGCGTAGCGAAACGATGTCGTCGTAAGTTAATTCCTCAGTCAAACAGTTTTTTAAGCGCTTGTGCTTCTTCATCTTCCCCATAATTCGCCTAAGAATTGTATGATGATCCTCTGCCTTTTCAAGTCGTTGGCTGCTGTCACTCTCAATGAAACTTTGAAAGCCATCATACAGATAGACCTTTACTGCTTTTCCCTTGCGATCCATGTCACGCTCTTGGAGTTCCTTTAGGTAGCGAGAACGCCATGTCTTTGCACCGAGCACTACAAGACCGTTGCTATCTATCGTATCTTTTAGGTTTCGACATCCAGTAGATACCCTGATGAACTTCTTGTGTTGATATGGGTGAAAGAACTCAACGGATTCACGTAAATAATAAATGTCCGAATCATCTTTGGTTAGACTCATAGTTTCTCCTTCTTGTTTTCTGAAAGTTTTGCTGATGTTGTGGGACCAGGCCCAGTCTTAACGAGAATGAACTATCGCGTGACTCAACGCTTTTTCTTTATCAAGTCTTGGCGA